AGTTGTACAGAACGCTAGTAACGTCATTAATATAATTAACACACCTGTAAAGTAATAATTCATCCTGGCATCCTCCATACATAACTACCTATTTAAATCTTTAATATCATAGTCATGTTCTCTAACTTGATCTGCTAATTGTCTGTATAAATTTTCTGCCATTTGCCATGTAGCTTCAGCAGATGATAATCTTGTATTTATATTATTAATATTTTTTGTTAATTGAGTTAAATCTCTTTCTATATTTGTAAGTCTTTGTTCATTGGAATCAATAGTATCAGTAAGATTTACAATGTATCTAACGCCTGTAAATGTTCCAACTACCAATGATGCTACAATAGGCACCATAACAATATTTTTTTTAAGTAAATCAACTAAATTCATTTTTTCTTTTCCTCAATTTCGTAGAAGAACTTATCAGTATCTTCTGTTTTCCATTGTCCGGTATCCTCAACGTTCCATTCACTAGTCTGTACCTTCCAATCAGGAATGTTGTCCTTCACAGTAAACGAAGGCAGGTCCCATATACATCTGTTATTTGGTTGTGCTGCATAATTGCCATCTTCAAGAGCTATTATGTGAGCGCACTTATGTTCGTGCGGTATCTCTGAATGATCAAAGTTTAATATATTAGCATCTGGATGTCCCCAGTCAACGGTAAATAAATATTTTCCGTGATGCCATTTTTTATCTTTACCTATGAATTTTCCAGAAGTGGCTGTTAGAATATCCCAAGTAGTAACAGCAGGATAATAACTAAAACTATTCCAAAGCTCAAGTTCATCAAGTCTACGTTTAGGAACATCTTCCGGTCTAAAATTTCTCTGTATGAAGGCAGAAATCGGGAGACGATAAAAGACAGCGCCATTCTCCATAATCGCATGAAATAAAATAGCCCGCCCAGTAAGAGATGATATGCCGAAGATAATACAATCTTCAACTTCTCCATGATGTTTTTTAAGGTCATATAAATACTCCTTTTTTATTTGCGCGTATTGTACAGGAATATTTGCATTTAAGTAAGCCATAATTTATCATTTTATTTGGCCCCAATTCGGACCTGATTCGTAGTCTACCTTGTTAGGCACTTCTAAGTCAACAGCAGACTCCATTATTTTTTTTATATCTTCAGCGTTGTCTTTAACTGATATATCAAGTTCATCATGTACTTGTATATGTGGTGTAATACCTTTTTTATGTAATTCAATCATTGCTTTTTTTGTCATGTCCGCTGCCGAGCCCTGTATTAATCTGTTTAATGCTTTGTATGTATAAGCACGTTTAATCCCTGGTCCGTGTTCCATGAGCGCTGCATCATGTGGTAATGCTTTATGAATACCAAATTGATTTGGTTCCCATAGATGAAACCTACACAGTCTTCCAAGTAATGTTCTAACCTTACCAGCGTTCTGTGCTCTGTTCATTACATTGTCCATAAGTTTTTTAACAAATGGCACTTTGTCATGATACTGTCTAAATAAATCTTCCGCCTTATCTTTAGACACACCGAGCTCTGCCTGTAATTTATTTTTACCCATACCATAGAACAGGCCAAGATTTATAGTCTTAGCCTGTGATCTAGGTATCTCTGCCATGTCAGCAACAATAGTATGGAAGTCGGCATCGCCTTCATTATAGGCATCCAATACTTCGTCCACTCCATAGAGATTCTGTAAAGCAGCATAATGTACTACCAACCTAGGCTCTTGCTGAGAATAGTCAAAACAACCCCATGTATGGCCCTCCTCGGGTATAAATAAGGACCTAATCCGTGGTCCAAGGTCTTTGTTTCTAGCTGGTATTTGCTGTAAATTTGGGTTTGAATAGCTAAATCTCCCTGTCACGGTTCCGCCATTATCTGATCTAAGCTGATTAATTTCAGCATGAATTCTTCCTTTATGTGAATGTTTTAATATGGTATCAATAAATGTGGTATGGGCTTTGTTTATTTCACGGGCCTGGGCAATTAGTTTCACTGTCGGGTGGGGGTGATTCTGTAAAAAGTTTTTAGTAAATGATGGAGAATTTGTTTTATCGGTTCGGTCATATGGTAGGGAAAGTTTTTGAAAAACTTGCTCAATACTCCTTGCTGCCCATATTTGAACATCTACTCCACTTTCTTTTTTTACTTCTCGTAGGTATTCTTTTTCTTGTGCAACTAACTGTTGCTTTAATTTATGAGCGCCTTGAACGTCTACACGAACTCCTAAAAATCTCATATCGACGAGGCAAGGAAATAGTTCGGTCTCTAAATCAAAAATAGATTGTATATCTTGGTGTAAAATTTCTTTTTTAAGTTCTTGCCAAAGAGCTAAAGTTATTTCAGCATCTTTTTCTGCATACTCACCAACATAAATGGCAGGTAGTTTATACATTTCTGCTTTGGCGTCAACCCCCCAACTCTTTGCAGCTTCATATAAATTTGTTTCACTTTTTGTTTTTCCGGTGTATCTTTTAGCACAGTTATTTAAGTCATAACGCATTTGATTTTCATCAACCACGGCCGATGCAATCATCGTGTCAATTATTTTTCCGTTAATACTTAAACCTGTTGCGCGTATAAAACACACGTCATACATGGCGTTATGAAATATTTTTGTAGCGTCTGTGTTAAGAACTCCTTGAAACCATTTTAAAACTTTTTTCTTATCCATGTTACCACCACCTTCGTGAGCAATTGGATAATAACCAGACCAATCATGTACAGCTACTGCTATACCAACCATTTCTCCTCTACCAGTCACTGAACCTGATCCCATTTTAATTAGTTCCGGATCTTTTGTTTCTAAATCGATTGCTATCTCTTCATACTTAGATAAGTCTGGAAAGTCTTGTGGTGGTGTCCACTCTACTTGTGGTGCAAATAAAGGTTTTTGTATCATTTATTTTTCTCCTCATAGTCTTTATATTCTTTTATTAATTTTTCTGAAGGGTGCCACACATCAACAGCACAATGACAGTTGGGACATGATAAGTTACTAACAATATCATAATCTTCGTTATCTTCTGTGTCGTGATCTCCGCCCCATATTAATTCTTCATTACAGTGCCAACAGTTCATTTAATTATTCCCCATGAGTTATCTTTATCTTTTGGTTTATCTTCTTTTGGTTCTTCTATTTCTTTATAATCTCTTTCAAGTATCATTTCTAAAAAGTGTATAGCTTTTAATATATCTTCCTTCTTTCCTTTCAGTCTGTGACGACAGATATATTTTATAGCGCATCCTTCCGGAAAAAGCAATTCATTCTCTACGACAAATTTACTTGGTTGAATTTTAAAATTTTGGTAGTGTGATCCACCGTGTTGTTTATCCCAAACACTCACAAGTCTCCTAACTGAAAACTTTTATAATCATCTTTAGGTTGGATAATATGTAAATTTTCTTTTGCTCTGGTTGCACCTACATAAAATAATCTGTTCTCATCATCAGGATTTTTTTCATAAGCTTTGTTGGTATTGTGTGTAAGATCTGTAAGTAAAACTACGTTTTGTTTTTCACCACCTTTAACACTATGTATAGTTGATAAATGTATTCTTGGATTGTCTTTCAAACTTTCTCCATTTCTTCTCATAGCTCTTATATACTCTTTTCTATCGTTTGAACAGTCATCAAATGCATGAAACCAATCTGTTTTAACCTGAAGTCCATAGTCTTTAGTTAATTGATCAATTCCGTAATAAGATTCTTTAACCATTCCTTTCATTTTTTTCTTATGCCAATGACTTGGGCCCATATATTTAGCAATGCTTTCTAATTGTTTGTAACTTAATAAATGTCCTTTTAAAAGATTATGCCAATCAATAGCTGCCTCTTGAATATCTTTTTCAAAAGATTTTTTAAATTTGTTTTCAAAATATAAACCCCTGGTCTTTAAAGTCTCCTCTATCGCATCCAGCATGTGCCTAGTTCTTGTTAAAACCATCCACTCACCGGCCCTTAAATCAACATCCTCAAAGGATTCATACATATTTACGGATCCTTCTACAGTTTTTGGTTTCCATTCTTTATGTATTCTATGAGAGACTCGTTCTATAATTTTCATAGCAAAGTCATGAACACTTCTTGGTATACGCATTGATTGAGTTAAATGTAACATCTTCCCTGTTTGCGTAATAAATCTATCTACATCAGCTCCGGCCCATCTAAAAATAGCCTGATCGTCATCACCTGCAATAAAAGAATCCTGTGTATTAAAATGATTAACCATATCCCATTGCATACGAGATAAGTCTTGTGCTTCGTCAATAAATACTACATCAAATTTAGGAGATTTGTCTGACTTAACAAAATCTAAAATCATGTCATTAAAATCTATAAGACCATATTCTTTTTTATATCTATCTAATTCATTAGCAATGATAGTTAGTTTATCATATTCTACATCTTGGTTGTGTTCTCCAAGATTAAATTGCTGGTCTACTGTAATGTTTCTAAGTTTAGCTAGATTAATAATTCTAAGA